AAGCATCGCGCATTTATGGAGGTAGCACAGTGAGTATAGAACCCATTGAACCTATAAGCGCTATATTGCCAGTAAAATCGACATACACATATAGAACTACTGCATTGCAAGGCGCTCAAGGCGTAGAGCATAGCACCACTATAGAACACGAGAACCAATCAGGAAGAACTGTTAGCACATCGACAACTGTATTGACCATCTATGATAGCTTTGGTAATTTACAGACACTGGGAGATGAACAGCCTAGCACAATCAAAGGACTACTAGCATGAAAAGCCTGGAGACACAGCTACGAGAACAAAGCGATAAACACTTGGAACTCATGGAAGAACTACGTCGAGAGATTAGACAGGTCATGACACGGCTCTACTTTGGGCCACTGAGTTTAAACGATATAGAACACTACTCGGAAAGCGTCATAGACGATGCTTACGAGACCATTGCAGAAATGAGCCGTGAAATAGAAGGGAACACAGAGTTATGAAACCTTTATACAAGTGCCAAGCGTGCAAGCGTGCGCCTTGCTCGTTAATCGACAAAGGCTTAACGTGGTGTGCTTCTTGTTGGCTAGCAGATGCATTAGGAGGAAAGCTAGGTAAAATAAATAACATTGCACCCCTTGAAACATCCGAAAGCAGTACTATATAAGACTATATAGAGACTCTATAGAACTCTATAGAATTAAACCTAATAATATAAAACTATATAGAAACTCTATATAGTAGCAATCTTGTACCAATCTAGAAAGAGCCCAAAGACAATGGAAATGGAACTGAAGTATATCGCAGAAGAGTTAGAACTAAAGCTTAATAACCAAGAAACCAGCTTGCTAAGCTACTTGAGAGATATCGATCATCTAGTGTCGAAACCCGTCATGACCATGCACGAGTGCGAGGGCGATATGTGGCTCTCAGACTATCGAGACCTAAACTCAGCTGTATGGCGCATCAAAGGACTTGTCGATAAGCTTGAGAAAGCTCTGGGAGAACAGCATACAGAGCAAGCAGAGCCTGGCACTGGTATTAAGTCTTCTGAGTGGTTATAATGCATTGTGCAATCTGCAACGAGCGCCTCCCAGAAGGTCAAAAGTGGCCGGAGCAAGACCTATGCCCAGTGTGCAAACACGAGATCCAAATGACAACGCTTGATAATCAATACCAAGACAGTAAGGAGAACTACCTTGAATTTAATGGCTAATATACTTGTCTACGTCATTACCCGTGCTATAACACTAGAGAACACCCTAAACGGTAAGAACAAAAAACCAGAATAGGAACAATAGCAGCTATGAAAAACATTCTTACAAAGCAGCCTCTTAACGATCGAACACAAGGCTTTCGCTTTAACTGGGGAATCTATCGCAAGCGCGTTCTATTCAACCGCTACGGAATTAGCAAAGGCGCTTGCATGACTGGCTACCACTTTGGCAAACGGTCTCTATATGTCCAAAAGAGCAAGCCCAACAGACAACTATGGTCCTTCGGAGGTTAACCAGATTATGAACAGGAATGAATGTTTGAAAATAGCTCAGGAACTAATCAACGGCGATAGAGCTTCTGACTATGGAGACGCCTATATTAACCATGCTAGAATAGCAGCTCTCTGGACAACTTATACACAGAGCAAGACCACTGACCTAACACCTGTGGACGTTGCTATGATGTTAATCCTTGTAAAAGTAGCTAGAAATATGGAGAACCCGAAGAATGATAGCTTTGTCGATATAGCTGGCTATGCCGCTCTTGCCAGTGAAATGGCCAAGCCCAATGGTTGAACTCACAGACGCTCAAATTACCAATTGGTCTATATTGCTTTTAATAGTTGGTTTTATGACTTACATGATATATAGGAAGAAATGACAATGGACTGGTCCAAGAGAGTTAAGGAAAACGTAGCTCTTGAGATAGAATACTTACGTATGCTGGAAAGCGAGGGTATGGACCAGTCTGTACTGCCTTTTCTAAGTTTACTTTCCGAGATGAACAACAAGCCCATTTCCCACTTTGTTATAATGGCTATTGAAGAACTTAAAATGTACTTAGACCAAGAACCGGAGTACGAGATTGACCTGGATGATGATTGCACAGAGGAAACAATACACTGATGAACCAGACCTATAGAGAACCACAGGCGTTAGCTACTAAGACGCATCAACCTTGCGAAAGTTGCGGATCTTCCGACGCTCTCTCAATATACGACGATGGACATAGCTATTGCTTTTCATGTCAAGAACACTTGAACGATAGCAGAGAACCAGAAGAAATCATACGGAGTACGTCCAGCGCACGTATACAGCCTCTGATAACTGATACAGCGTGGTCTGATAGGAAGATTAGCCCAGCTGTATGTGATTTCTACAATGTAAGCGATAGTGGCTTTCAAGTACGCTTTCCCTATAGCGATTTAGACGATAAACAGATAGCTTGCAAGCTTCGCAAACCTGGCAAGGTGTTTTCTACAGAGGGAGACTTTAAGAACGCTACATTGTTCGGTACTGATACATTGAGCAAGAGCATGGGCGTTAGGTCGAACACTGTTATTATCACAGAGGGTGAAGCAGACGCCTTAGCCGCTTTTCAAATGTCCAACGGTATTTCAGACGTTGCTGTCTCTTTATCTAAACGAGCCAAGGCAACCGTTCATGCTTTGTCGATTAAAAGCGGACAGGCAAGCGCAGAGCGAGACTTTAAAAACAATTTAGAACTCTTAGAGAGCTTTGACAGAGTGTTTATCTGCTTTGACAACGAACCAGAAGCTCAAGCCTCAGCTGAGCGGTGCGCTAGGCTGCTAAGACCGGGTAAAGCTTTTATCGTACAGCTGGAGCATAAAGACGCTTGTGAGTACTCTGCAAAGGGATTATCTCAGGAGTTTCTAGCTCATTTGAAGAACGCAGCGTGCTATACTCCCGCTGGTATACGTAACGCCGCTACAGACTTTGACGGTTTATGGTCTGAGCAGAACCTTAGAAGCATTCCCTTCCCTTTCCCCAAGCTACAGAGCAAAACTTTGGGTACACGCTCCAGGGAGATTGTCACTTGGGCAGCTGGGACAGGTGTAGGCAAGAGCAGCCTCTTGCGAGAGCTACAGCACTATTACCTAAAACAAACAGACGCGAACATTGGAATTATAGCTCTAGAGGAAAGCGTAGACCGTACTCGCAGAGGTATCTTAGCTGTGGAAGCTAACGATAGGCTACACCTAAACGAAGTATTCGAGAAGTATTCTAAAGAACAGATACGCGATTACTTTGACAATACTTTAGGCACTGGTAGAGTGTTTATCTACGACCATTTTGGCTCGTTAGAAATGGACGATCTGCTAGACCGGGTACGCTACATGGTGCAAGGCTTAGACTGTTCTGTTATCTTTATAGATCATCTGAGCATCTTGGTATCTGGCTTGGATATTACAGACGAGAGACGCGCCATAGACCGTACTATGACCATGCTTCGACAGGTTACAGAAGAGACAGGCTGTTGCATACACTTGGTAACTCACCTTAGACGCTTAGGCTCTGACCGTTCGCACGAGGAGGGCGTAGAGGTAAATTTGGGACACTTGCGCGGATCGCACGGCATCGCTCAGATTTCCGATACGGTGGTCAGTTTAGAGCGAGACACGCAAAGCGACGACCCTGTAGAGTGCAACACTACTACTCTTAGAGTTCTTAAATGTAGATACACTGGAGACGTAGGTTTATCTGATCGCTTGCTATACGATAAGGCAACGGGTAGAATGAATACAATAGAAGAGGACTTCTAAGTGGCTATAAAAACAGATACATTTACTCCCGGTCCTAGAAATAAAAGACGAGGAAAGCCTAGACCGTATAACCACTCTAAAAGATTATCTAAAAGTTCACCGTTTTCCAGAATGCGTAAGAAAAATAGAGGACAAGGCTAGTGGAATACTTAGTAGGTTTAGACGAGAAGATGGCTAAGAAAGTCAGTGTTGAATTTATCAAACAACTTAAAAACGATACAGCAGACGGAGGAGTGATGGAAGCTTGCGATATTATCCTAACTTATTTAAATCCTAGAAAAGTTATTGATTTTGGCGTGAGTATGGAATAATGAAAGTTTCTCTGGTGGATCATATGGGTAGCGATTTGTCAATTGTAAACGCTGCTAGAGTAAGTTTCGATACGCACCATGACTCTGTAAAAGAGGGAGACCACAAGCTTATTAAATACCTAGCAGACCACAACCATTGGTCTCCTTTTGCCCATACTAGCTTACAATTTAGAATTAAAGCTCCTATCTTTGTAGCTAGGCAATTGGCAAAGCACCAAGTAGGTTTAGTATGGAACGAGATTAGTCGTAGATATGTAGATAGCGAACCAGAAGTCTACTACCCTGAGAAATGGAGAGGCAAGCCTGTTAATAAGAAACAAGGTAGCTCCAATGTAGAGATAAACATCAATCCTAAGTCTCCTAGTGGACCTGCCATGGTCGATGAGTATCACCACGCTGTTAAGAAATGCCAATGGACTTACACTCATCTTATACGGATGGGAGTTGCTCCTGAGATGGCTCGCATGGTACTACCGCAGAGTTCCTATACAGAGTGGTACTGGACAGGATCTCTATATGCCTTTCACAGAGTATGCTCGCTAAGATTAGCAGAAG